TATATTTAAACATCAGAGTATTCTATTGATGGCGTCTATGTCTGTCTCAATCTTTGAGTGCATATCTCCGGTATGTTCTTTAAAGGACTTTATTGCCGCACGAACCAGTATCTGAGTTTCTTCTTCACGAAATACTTTTGCAATATGTTCGTCAGGAAGTTCAGTAGCTTCGGTGACAAAAAGCCCTTCTGAATCTATCAGGATGCGGAAGCCTATGATTGTTGCATCCTTCTGAGACATTAGAGTTCGCAAGCGCCACCAACACAGGCTAGTGTTTGCGCTCCTTCAGTGAAGTCATCTGACTCATTGAGATCCCAATCAAAAGCTGTTGGAAAATCTTTTACCATTTCATTATATTCTTCCTCTGTGATCTGCTCGTATGGTGCTTGAGCATAACTATGTTCATCATAAGGCAAGAAGGATATGCCTGATATTGTATCAAAGTTATTGTATACCCAATTACCAATCTCAAGAAACTCTGAGTCACGGTAGTAGACAGTAATGCTGGGCTTATGCTCACACCAATGCTCTTGGTACTTGGCCCACAACTCTAGCTGTTCCATCCCAGACTGCTCAGAAGCGAACACAGCGTTCTCTGGAGCCTTCTTAGGGAAGGAGAATACCTTGGTAGTGGGTGAGAAGTTATCCATCTCACAAGGCACTCCAGCGTCTTCTAAGACAGCACATAGTGGGTCACGCATATCAGCCCGAACCCGTCGAATATAGAAAGGGGCATAGCGTCCGTGGATGCCTGATGCCGAATCTACCATTTGGGAAACCGTACCGCTAGGCTTAACGCAAGTGATAGCCGCACTCTGAGGAATGCCTAAGCGTTCTGCCCACTCCTTGTTTGTTTCAATAGCAACATTACGTAGATCCTCAAGCAACAAATCAAGGTCATCGTTCTCAAGAGTCAGCAAAGGATTATCAAGAATACCTGTAAGGCTCACACCCAACAAAGATTCTTCTTCTGTATTAGCCTTCCAAATACCTCTTAGGTATCTGAAGTTCGTGAGGGTGGCTTGGAGAGTTCCCAAGATAGTCGCAATTCGTACTTTTCTCCTGAGAGATTTAGCCGTATCTTTCGGTCTGACGACAACTTCTGAAAGGTTGCATACTTGTGATTTTCTAAGGATGATTTCAGAGCATGGATTTGTTCCGAAATCTCTGTCGCTATCGCGCCTACCGTTTCTTTCAGCTTGTTTTTGGCTTGCGGCTCTACTGAAGATTCCGCGTTCTCCACTTTTTGATTCATAAAGACTCCTCCACTCATCTAAGAATTGTTCAAAGGATGGCTTGCTGTTGTAGCAGGCACTGTTATTTGCGAGTCCTCGTTGTGACTCAGTATTATACCAAGCTCCGTGCTTTGCTTGGCGTAGAGCATCGTCAGAAAGATCGGACAAACTAATCAGGGCTGATCGTCTGACTCCTCCGACAACGACGATTTGTGCGATTTTACAGCAAAGATCGTGGCATTCAAGGGGCGTAAGCTTTCGTCCAGCCGCTCCTTTAAATAATCTAACTGTAAATTTGAAGAGGTCAACAAGAGGTTCTGGGCCACTTGCTCTACCTCCAAAAGTTTTAAGGCTGGAACCCGCAGGTCGAACTCTAGTTGTGTCCCATTCTGGTATTTGACCAGAATACAACAGCGATACCAACTCCCGATACGATTTCGCCCATCCAACTTTTGAATCCGGTACGTGTATGATTGTATCTGTTGCATGGAATTCCTCTGCAATCTCTGGAAGTTTAGAAACATATTGCTCTTCAACACTGAAGCCAACACCTGTTCCGCACATAAGTACGTACATCATCTCATCAAAGCAACGAGGGCTATCAATTGCAATGTAACTACAATTAAAGCCTGCCATGTTGTCACGATCTAAAGCTTCGCCAGCAGTCATCAAAGCTCTCATAGATGGCATAACTTCTAAACCATGAATAGCTTTGTATATTTCTTTTTGCTCGTCTACGTCTAGCTTGTCACCCCAATATTTTACATAACGATTTACTGTTTCTTCCCATGTCTCTCGCCGCTCTTCGTTTGGAAGATAGCGAGCATAGCGACTTTTATGAATATAAGACTCATATGCACCAAGTTCATTTGTTTCAAAGGTACTCATCTTTAACCTCAGTTATCTAGTGGTAGGTTGGTGTGCATTTCTTTTGCAAAGTCATAGGCTTCATCGGCTGTCGGGAAAATCATTTTCTTACTGGCCCAATCACCGTCTTCAGTACGCCCTGAAAGCTCTACCATAAAGCCATTGGAATAGCGGTAAACTTCAATGCGCTCATTAATCTTTGCAATGTTTGTTTCAGTCATAGTGATTCTCCTCATTATGTTATCACGTTCTTCGTCAGTGTAGTTACTCCAAAAAACAATTTCTGGTATTGTCCTGTGACATCCAACACAAATATCATTTTTAGTTTTACATATAGCTATGCACGGTGATCTCATTCCAACTCTTCAATGTCGTTCAAGTCATTTATGTTTAGCTTATATTTATTTCGCTTCTTGATTGGCTTGTACTTTTCATCATCACGCTCTTCGTACTTCTTTCTTTTATGGCGACTAAACTTCTCTAGTCTTTCACGCTTGCGATCATTCATCATCACTCAGGCTCTCTCTCTTTGAGACATCTATCCAAGAGGCTGGGATACTATCTTCAGAAAACCAGCGGAACCCTTTTGAAGAGGCCCACTCAGCATGATTACGCTTTGTGCCATCCTTCCTTCGTTTAGCTTGGGGCATAGGAGCATCTGGATCAGCAAACAAGAACACTAACTCAATGTCTTTTGGAAGAGCCTTAGCTATCCAAACATATTTATTGTACTCGTTGTGATCCCAGAAGCGGCCCTTCGCTTCTAGATAGATTTTCTTTCCATCTATTTCACGAATGAAGTCTGGGTGATAAGTATGTTCGACAACGTATGCAGTCTTTTCAGAATGCAAACTCCAATCATTGAGTATGCCAGAGTGTAGCTCATACTCCCAATTAGAATCGTATCCCCTCACAGGTGCTTTATCAGTAGGCCTTTTGACGCGAGCCTTCCTGTAGCCTTTTTTTATTCTAGGTTTCAATGTACTGTTGGCATTCCTTCAAAGTGAATCTTTAGTATAACATACAACTCAAACAATAGATCATCATCTATAGTCTCTTCTTCTGCTAATTGCTTGGCGCAATAGAATATCAACGCCTCCAAGCTTAGAGGTTTCATGATAGATCAGAATAGTTATAACTGTCAATAGGCTTAGAAGGATTTTTTATAAAAAGTTTCTTCAGCTTTTTCCTAGTCCACTTCTCTGTGAAGGCAGAATTAAAAAACTGTTTATCCTTAAAATAATGTGAGGTCTGATTAAGGAACTGCCGATAATTTTTTATGTTAATCTTATCGGCTTCTTCTTCAGGCATGATACTCTGCAACCATTGAACAGAAATAGTTCTTACCTGACGATTAATCTTCTTCATTGTCTTACGGTTCACACAATCTCCTCGACTCTTGGTGCGGCTTCAACATGAGTTAAGTATACAGGCCCGTTAGAATATTTAAACGTGCGTATACCCTGACCGTTGTTAGCATCTTTGTAGCACTCAAACTTGTACGGACAATACGTACAGTTACGGTGTAGTTTCATGTTGCCCTTCTTCCCATCTGGTACAGACTCATAACAACGCGGGGGTGGGGTAGCCAGCTTTAGGGCTTTCTTCACATCCTGTATTTGAGTGTTGATACTAGGCTTGTCAAGCTCCTCTGGGCGATATAAACACAACTCGCCACTCTCTTTATTGATTACAAGAAAGCCGCCCTCAGAGGACTTCTCAGCCTCCTCATAGCCTGCAAGCTGTGACATATATCCGAAAGGATCGTCTTCTCGTAGCCGTCCCTCACGGAACTTGTTGAACGAGAACTTAGATGCAGTCTTTATATCGACTACTTCACCATCAATCTTACAATCAATGTGGCCCTTCACGCCCTTAACCGTAACCTCTTTCTGTTCATCAGTGACGGCATGGCCTGAAGCCCTGACAAGCATGAGGACGATCTCTTCTAAAAGATGACCGTAAAGGAATTTTATTTGTAGGTATGGTGGGGGTACTGACGGCTCAGACTCACGGTGCTGTTCGTACCAAAGCTGTCGAGCGGGGCGACCAACATTAGACATACGCAGAGAGAACTCTGAGTTTCTTTCT